ATGAGTATTTTCTCGGGCACACACCCACGTACTTTTATCGTTGCGGAACGGAGAAGAGACAGCTATAGGAGGATTGTCATGTCGTGTAAACCATGTTTGATTCGAGAGCTTGTCCGAACGACCCTCGGTTTGAAATCGGAGGAGATTCTGACTCTCTTCACGGATGGTCGCGTTAAGCGGGTCTTGGCGGGAAAGAAAACGAAATCGAAATGCGTGTGGATCGGGGGCAGGCTCACGGACCCCATCTATGTTTTCTGGCAGTTGCATGAAGCGGGGTTGCTGGGAGATCCTGCCTATATAATCTTCACGGACATCGGGGAGAATCCACGTTGGGTTGACTTGTCGGTCTACGAGAGCATGATGTTTGGCTCCATGTTTTTTCTCGTTTACAGCGCCGTCACTAACCCAGGGATCAAGCCTTCGCAGAAGGGTATGTACATGGACAGGGGGTCTAATTAGGAGGACAAGTGATGCAGAAGATAGTGTTCAGCAAAGACTGTTTGCGTGCCGTAGGACAGGTTGTAGAAGAGATCTGCTATGGAGCTGTTTCGTGTAGACCACGCAAAGCCACCAAGTACCTCGACCCGAAGCTGGTGGTCAAGGCCAGCGCAAGGCATCGACCTCTGCGCTCCGACCTGATCTTGGAAACCGTGGTAACTATAGGGAGGCCGAACTACGAAGAACGCAAGTTCATTAAGATGTGTTTGAAAGCTGGGGAGCCGTTCCCCATCAAGAAGATCCAACTGAAGCCTTGGCCGGACAAAAAGCCCAGGCTGAAGAAACGGAGGTAGATGATGGCAGCGAAAAAGAAGGCAGGTAAATCTCAACAGATGGCGGCGAACGTCATGACGTACACGAAACCCCGTAAGAAAAAAGGTCGTGGCTGATGCAACATTTCTCCCCTGACCTGTATCCCAATCTTGCCAAGTTGGATGAGAAGATTTCACAGCTTCTCGCTACTCCCCAGGCTAAGAGTTGGGATACGGTCAGGTGCGAGTATGAGATTTCCCGCCGTCATCCTATTTACTGGATGGAGGAATACGGCTACATCAAGTCGGACACCATCGAGGGTGGAGATGATGTGGCTGTCAAAATCATTCCCTTCATCCTGAACACTTCTCAGCTTGTCGTTGCAGACAAGATCTGCGGTCACTTGCTGGACAAACAATGGAGTCGTGTCCAGCTACTTATCCTGAAGCATCGTAAGGTCGGGATGTCTACCGAGATCGCGGCCTTCGATTACTGGCTCATGCGCTTCATTCCGAACTTCTATATTTTCCTCATAGCCGATCTTGCCAGCCACACCGACAACATATCCATGATGGTAGAACTCTACCAGGAGCGTGATCTGTGCGGGGCTGGACTTGAAGACGAGCTTATGACTCCTCCCCGTCGGTTGCCCATGCCACGCACGAAGAAAGGGATGAGACTCTCCAACGGTTCGATAATGGAACTGGGTTCGGGTGAGAACGACAACCCCGGAACGTCCGGCACGATCCAGGCTTGTCACATGTCCGAGAACTCGAAGTGGCGTAATCCTCAGATAGCGGAGACCTCCCTCCTCAACTCCATTCCAAGGAAGGGATTCGTCTTCATCGTTAAGGAGTCCACGGCCTTCGGTCTGAACAAGTACGCGCAGGATTGTGAGACGGCAAGGAAGGGTCTTTCCAACTGGGAATTTGTCTTCGTCTCGTGGAAGGACCTTCCCGACTGTGAGTACGTTCCCGCGCTGGGGGAGACGATTGACTTTGACGAGGACGAGAAGGCCCTTGCCAGTATTTACAAGCTCACTCCCGGCCACATTAAATTCCGTCGAAGCCAGATCGAGATGCTCGGAAGTTTCCAGCAATTCAAGCAGGATTTCCCCCTCAATCCCCAGGAGCCTTTCCTCACTTCGGGTGCGAATTACTTCAACACTCAGAAGGTGCAGGACTACATCCACGAGATCAATTTCTTTCGGGACTGGAAGAACATTGGGTGGGACTATGTTGTGGCTCACTACCCTGAAGTCCTCCACAGGCTGAAGAGCAATCCTCAAGGGTTGAAGCAGTCTCTTTCCGTGCTGGACATGAACCACGTCCTGCCTCAGTACGCCATGCTGACTGTGAACCGTGAGCGGGTGACAGCCAAGGTCGGCAAGTACAAGCCGGACCAGGGCGCTCTCACCATGTACCGTTCTCCCTTCAGAGAGAACAAGTATCTCGTCACCGTGGACGTGGCGGAAGGGATACAGAACTCGGAGTACACGAGTGACAGTAGCATCATCGAAGTGTTTGATACCCGTCGTCGTGAACAGGTAGCCGAGTGGGGTGGGGTGTTCGACGAGGAGATGACGGCGATTCACGCCGTCTTGATCGCACGTCTTTACGGCAAGGCCGACATAGCGTGTGAGATGAACAACAAGTGTGGTGGACTTCTGCAAGCCAATCTTCAGAACACAGGATACAGGAACTTCTTCCACAGACAGCGTATCTCGGGTCAGCAGATCAAGCGTGAGTTCGGATGGCACACGAGCCGGGGCAATAAGAAAGAGACCTGCGGTCAGTTGAAACAGGATTTCAAGAACGGGGATTGTACCTTGCACAGCATCCCCCTGTTGGAAGAGATGTTATTCTTTATTGACAACGCGGGGATACTGGGAGCATCTTCAGGCCACACAGATGATCGCGTTATGGCAACCAGCATTAACCTCAAGATCACAGCGGACACTCCTGCCTATCGTGAGGCAGAAAGGAAGCGGGCCACGGGGAACTCTCCCCGCACGCAAATCTATCCCGAGTACATGGATTCCCCCCTCATGGAGAGTGCTAAACAGCGAAGGCTTGGTGAGGCCGTCAGGAGATACAGATGACACCGTTACCAGAGAATATGATGGGACCTGACATGGGGATGGGACAGACAAGTGCCTCTACACCTCTTCCTGGCCCTGCCCCCCAGATTGGTTCCCCCCCAACACAGGAAGCCCCTGTTGAGGGGGCCGAGGGTGGTCTCCCCGATCCTACGTCTTCGGACAAGGTCGGGAAGATTCTCTTTGAGGACTTCTTCCCTCCCCTGGACGTATCGGACGAGCAGGAGAAGTCCTTGGCCGAATGGTTCATCCGTGACCTCAAGTCGTGCGTGAGGCACGTGAACTCCATGCGTGACAAGTGGGCTACGTGGCGTGCCGTCTACATGCTGGAATACGTGGACAAGTTCTACCCCACACTCGGCATGGGCGCAGAGTTTTCCTCGGGAGAGTTGTGTGAGAAGGTGATTGAGGGAATGGATCGCTTGAGGAAAAGCGTTCTTTCTCCCCGCCCTCTTTTCGTCGTGGACGACAAGACTTCCAACATGGAGGACATTGAACTGATTCACCGTGTTGAGTGGTTCATGCACACGCTCTTCACGTCGGATCTCAAGGTGAAGAAGATCCTGGGTCTCCAAGCGTTCTTCGAGTTTCTGCTTGATGGTTCCTTCATCCTGGGTATCGACCAGATGTACGAGAAGATTCCACAGCGCACGATTCGGACTTACGCAACCGTGGACGAATTGATGATGGACGAGGCCAAGGTCGTGAACCGATCCGACTTCGACGAAGCCCTGGAAGTTCTTGAGGCCGGGGAGATGAGTCGGCTTCTCATCGAGGAGGATACCCTCACGAAAAATGGGATGCAGATCTTCCCCATCGACAAGGTCGATCATCTTATCCCCCCTCGCGTCTACACGGACCACGAGTTGAAATTCCGTGCGCGACGGATGTACCTCACGAAGAACGATCTCAGGCTCTTGGCTTCAGATAACGTCAACTGGTATGACCCTCTCAAGGTTGAGGCTGCCATAGCCAAGCGGAATGAGCTGCGTGCTTCCTATCGGGGCATGAGACAAGGTGAAGGGGACAACGACTCTTTCGCTGCGGAGCGGTTGACTCGTGAGTCCGTGGGTGAGCTGGCTTACGATTGGCGTCATGAGGAAGACAGGCTGTCGGCTGACGCTTCCACCGTTCCCTACGAGGACACCTTCACCGTCTACCGTATCGTGTGCAAGTACGGGTACAAGACCGGGGGAGACGAGAAGGGGGAGATCCCCAAATACTGCCTGTTCGATTTCGAGCCTGAGTCGCGTCTGATCTTGCGTCCGAGAACCTACCCTCACTTCGAGGAGCGTCCTGACTACTTCCACTTCAAGCTCGGGCACGCGCCAAAGAGTTATTGGGGTTTCGGTTTCGGTGCCCGTCTGATCAACGAGGATTCGTTGGAGTCCAATGCTGTGTGTCTCTACATGGACGGGGCCGCGCTTTCGACCTATCATCCCATGCTTACCACACATCCAGAAGAGGGTGGGTACATGCCTTTCATCGGGGGTTACGGTCCTGGCAAGATCGGGTACGTCAAGAACCCCCAGACGGATGTCAAGTGGGACGAAATCCCTGCCCCTCCCATGGGTCTCATTCAACAGATCGTACCACTCGCCAAGACCCGAGCGGAGAACCGCACGGGTATCACGTCTCTTACTCAGGGACGGACCGAGTCTTCCGATCCACGATCTCCCGCTGCCAAGACAGGGATGTTGCTGCGTGAGGCTTCCATCAGTCTCGACTCCATTGTGGAGGACTGGGACACGACAGGTTGGGAACCTCTTGCGGCCTTCGTGTGGATGGCAGCGGGGGAAATTCTCGTCTACGAGGGGAAGGATGCCTTCGAGAACAAGATTGAGTTTTCCGGTGTGGCTCCTGACCTGGAAAAGGTCAACGTCATCTCGGCGGTAGAATTGAGGAAGAAGATTCAATGGGTCAGTCAGGCTTCCGCCGACTTCCTGAACGCTGACTTGCGGGAACAGAAGTTCCTCAAGCAATTTCAATTCTTCGCTCCTCAACTGCAAGTGCTGGGACAGATCAATCCTGAACTTTTCAAGAAGTATTTTCTTCGCTGGATGCGGTGGGCCGCTATGGAAATGAACATCCGGTCCTTCCGCTATCTCATCCCTACGGAAGAAGAGCTTGCCCGAGCTACACCTGATCAGCTTATGGGTGCCATGTCAGGGACGATGGAGCAACTGAAGACAGGACAATCACCTTCCCGTGTGGAGGTGCAAGGAGGACAGGATGCCAAACCTAGAGGGCAGCAACCGAGACCCCCATCAGGAAGATGACGTACTCACACGGGTGGACCTGAACAAGAAGGCTTCCGAGAAAGAGCGGGGGGTGCTCGACCAGGAGCACGAACGCTGGGAAGCCTTCCTCAATACCGACGTGGGGAGGACCTGTGCGGCTCTTGCCGACCCCATGATCGCTCACGGCAACTCCCAACTGGCTCTCTCCGCTATGGCCTTCTGCAAGGCTATGGGCGCTCCCCTGGATCTCTTGAACGAACTCCGGGCAGAGATCCGGGGAGAGCTTGCGTTTTGGTCTATGATCAAGAACCGACCGGCCCATTTAAAGGCCCGGTTGACCGAAATCGAGGGGTTCCTGGGGAAGCCCGACCAAAGCCCCGGATGGCAGACGAGAAAAGAAGTTGAGAAAAAGCCTTGACTTATTTAACACTTTCCCCCTTCAGTGGCGGAAAACGAGCGTGGCGTTACCCACGTATAGGCGGCCGTGTCCTTCAACGCGGAGGAGATTCCAATGACGACAGAGCAGACTGTTGATGAGACGAAACTGCTGGAACAGTTGAACGCGATAGACTTCGAGTCCGAGGAAGTCCCGCCTGAAGTGCTGGCGGGAGTTGCCGGAACCGGAGATAACGACGAAGCGAAGGGAAAGGCTGGCCGACGTTGGAAGGAGATCAAGGATCTTTTGAAAACGTCTAAAGCGGTTATCGAAACACAAGCGGAGGCGTTAGAGAATAAGGGCGGGACTGCTCCCGCTGAACAACCTGCGGGGGGTGCTCCTCCCCCGGCAACTCAAGCAGATCCGAGAGTATCGTCTCAAGCGTACCTGTCCTCTTTGCAGGTCAGGGCCATGCAGACGCTTCGG